TATGGAAGATGCACCAGTTGCAGAACCCAAAGTTGATACTCCGCCTGCACCACAACCTACTGTGTTGGGTGATGCTGGTGAGGACGATGCAATGTCCTACTTTGAAAAACTGGCAAACGAGTAAGGTATACTAGTAACGGGTGTTCCGTCCTTAATCGCTGAGTAAGACTCGGATTGAAAAGGCTAGTTAACATAATGGAGAGAAAGGGGGGAACGCGGTTCCCCCCTTTTATTTAATATATTCCTCCATCTATCGCGAATCCTCTTTTCGTATCAGTTATAGGTCTACCCGCTGTTGTTGATGTGTTTGTGCTTTGATCACTATTGTCTATTTGACTAACATTATTAACTGTTATCCCTTGAGCTGCAATATTTGACTTGTTGATCGCAGAGGTAATCATTGCTTCCACTCTTGGGTCTGCCATGAAAGTGCTTCGCACGGGTGCCTGTGCCTGTAATTTTGCAAGTTCCGCCTCATCTCTTGCTCTACCACCACTTCTAGTATAACCTCCTGAAGCTAAATCTTCCTCCAACTCTTCAATTCTGGCCAGTCTTGCCTCCTCATTCATCAACTGTTTGTATGTCACACCAGAACCAGCGATTGCCGTAAGTGCAGTTGCCGCTCTGGCCAACATCTCTGACTCTTTTGCAAGTTTCAGAATATCTTGAACTGGACCACCACTGCCAAAAAGCCCTGTGAAAGTTTCTCCAAAAGATTTGCTACCAAACCCCTCAAGTGATTCTTTCATCATTGCAATACCTTTTGCAGTTTTTTCAATTTGGCCGGGTTCTATCGTGCTAAGTTGTTTGATTTGTTCTGTTCTAGCAGTTATCCCTGCGCTTCTTGCTTCAGATATTTTAGCAAGAACATTAGTTATGCTCTCTGCAACCCTTCCTATGATACCCTCAACAGTATCACCAATATCCTTAATAAAACCACCTAAACCACTAAAGGTTGTTTTGATTGTTTCGCCTGCACTCTCAAGTAATTTACCAAAAGGTTCAAATGCTGGAGATGCGATTCTCACCGCGGCAGCAATACCGTTAACCGCAAGAACCACGGCAGCAAGACCAATCAGAGTCGCAGGGTTTGCAAGTGCTGCTAAACCGCCTGCGAGGCCTCTAGCTAAACCACCAATGGCACCGCCTGCTCCTCTTAGTGCACCACCGATTCTTCCGCCACGGCCTGCTGCGCGTCCTGCTGCGGGAGCAGCACCACTTGCAGGGCGACCACTAATTTGTCTGCCAGCACTACCAAGTCTACTAGTTAAACCTCCTATGCCCGCTTTGATTCCTGTTACCGCTGCGTTTAGTGGTTTAAACAATAAATTAAGTGGTCCTGCTGCAAATGCAAGCGCTAAACCCCCAAGCAAAGTTCCAAGAAGTGCCACACCCTCCCCGAAACTTATATCAAAGGAGGCTAATCGTGACAACAAACCATTCGGACCTATGAGATAGTCTGTCAAGTTTTTAAATGTATCACTCTGTAGAAACTCACCAAACGCAAACAATAACGCACCAAACGCAATACCAGATAGAACTGCAAGTCCCGTCTTTCCTGCTTTCTTCGCAGTGTCCAGTGCATTCTTTTCTAGTTTGTTGATACCGCCTGCAATTTTTCCAAGAAGTGATCTATTTTTATCTGCATCAGCCTCTGCTTCCGCTGCCTTTTCATCTGCTGCTGCACGATTACCTCTCTCTGCATCTGAGATGTTTTTTTGTTGATCAGTGTTCGCTTGAATTGCGGCAGTTGTTTCATCTTGAGCAGCATTACCCTCTTTCTCTGCATTCAACCTTCTAGTTTCGTGACCCTTTATTGCTGCAGCAGACCTTGCCTCTCTACGCGCTTCTGCGGCAATACGCTCTGCCTCACGCTCTTCAGCAGTCATCATACTCTGACGCAACATTTCTGTTGTTTGTTGTTGTGCGTCAAGTAACTGTTTAAAGTCTTTTTGAGTAATCTCAGCCACGCTTTAGTTCCCTCTCTTGTTGTTGTATGCGTTCATTTTCTTTTTCAATATAGTCCATCAACAAACCAACATAAATTTCTCTCTCCCAAGGCATCATGTCTTCCAATTCTGATAGACTGTAATTGTGATGCTGCATCATAGCAAAGTTACTCTTATAATAATTAAACAAATTATCATGAGAGAGAGTTAGTCTAAAAAACTTTCAAGTCCCTCCAATAATACTTCACTTTTTACTTTTGTCTTTGGATTAGTCACATCAATGACATGACGAATCTTAGGCATTGTATTAAAAAACTCAGTCACTTTTTCAAACTGATCAGAGGTCATCTGGTCAATAAATGTATCTAGTTCATCATCTGTAATATCAACTTTGTTGTATATATCCTCACCATAATGAATTTCTCTCACACAGTTCTTTAACATATGGAACACTTGGTCAAGTTCAGTGGCACCTGACATCATTCCAACCACATCAGATAACAAAGGATACCTAAAGACAATTTTGATATCACTACCAAGGTCCACTTCTTGACTATGTTCAAGGGACATTTGAACACCAATGTCCTCAATGTTAATCTTCTTCACTACCGTAGTTTCGCCGTCGTCAGGACATGTAATCCTAACCTCAACAGTTTCACCAACGGCCTTCGAACGAATCTGTAAGAAAAGATATTCAACATCAAACATGGGTGTTGATTTAGGATCAACTTTTCCGAAAGTGCAACTTTGCACAATATCACCCATAGCGTTTGCCATTTGCGTATCTTCACCAGACTCTTGTGCCATCATAAGAATCTTTTGCTCTCGTACAAGGAATGGTCTATACTTAATCTTCTCCTGTGTTGATGGGAGTACTAACTCATACTCTGGTGTTTTTAGTTGTGGTAATGCCATAATGTTTCATCCTCTATAATCTCCGAAGCACTGCCGGTATATTACTTAGTATCTGTCTTTCAACACCACTAGCAACAGTATCTATTACTCTGTTTGCGATGCTTGGTGCCTCTTCATTAATATCTAATGGTGTCCAATATCTAAATGACATGTTTACTGTAATTTTAAGATTTTCATTGTTTGATCCATAATTTAAATCACTTCCATTAATACTTTTTGGAAATACGTCCCATAGTTTAAGTCCGTATCTTCTCTGCTCTTGTTTGTCAAGGAGATATATCTCTATGAAACCAACATAGTCATCATAATATCCAACATTCCAAGTCTGAAGATTGAATGCATTTTTTTGCCATCTCTCAAAAAACACTCTTTCTTCTAAATCAGAACTGGCCTGAAATGACATAGCAACTTCTTCTGCGTATGTTATGCCGTCAACAATATCTCTTGTTGGACCATAGATATTTGTGTCCTGTATCGTTGAAAGATTGATGCCTGGCAAGGTCACACTTTCGCAACGCAAAGATATATCCCTAGAGTTTAAAAGTGACTCTGTTCCCACTGATAAGTTTTGTAATTGAGAAGAAGCACCCAGTTTTCTACCGCGTGGTCCAAATAAGTTTACCTCATATCGATTTGGTGATGCGTATCCTTCGTTGGAGTGAAACGCAGATAAGATATCATTAAGAACACCTATTGCGGTTCCTTCAAAAAAATTCTGTCCTACAGCCATTAGACCATGCTCCTAGATTCTTTCCATACTTCCGCCGCAGATGCCTTCTTGAACCTCTGCACTGGAAGTAGTGTCGCAATAGTAAATTCGTCTGCGTCAATCCTGCGAAACTGTGACTTGACCTGTCCCGCAAGATATTTGTGAATCGTAGGGCGAATCAACCGCACATTCTTTAGTTTTTGATAATCAGCAACTATTCTTGTTGACTGATCAAATTTTGTGTTGTTTGAGAAATCTACAAGTCTGTCCAGTAACCTAATTCTTAGCGGTATCGGTAAGTAGTGTAGATTGATACCAAGAAACCCGTCTGGATAATTCTCAATAGGAAGCACTAAAGGAAATGTATCATAGTACGGAAGTGTCTTCTTAAACTTTGGGTCATAGATAAACATATTCAACCGTCCAAAGAATGGCCGTGTTGACTTTTTACCATCACGAATTAGGTCTAGTGCACTAGGGGTGCCAAGCTCTTTTATCTTATCTTTATACCACTCTGTGGAACGTGGGCGTTCCCCCACTGCTTGTTTTACAGACTGAATGTATTTGCTCTCTGCCATAGTATTATTTATACGAGATACCTAATTCGTCTTCGGTTAAAATCTTAAACTCTAGACCTCTATCGATACACCACTCATTTGCGTATTTCCACTTTGCAGAGTTCACACCCCATGTTTTGACTTCACTGATATACTTTCTTGTCTTGCGTTTGGGTTGTTTAGGTGGTTTGCACTGCACCTTGGGTTTGATCTCTATAATCATCTTCTTCACACCACCGTTGTGTTGTTTGACTTTGATATAGAAATCTGGAAAATATCTGTGGACACGGCCATCTAGAGGGGATAAATAAGGTATAATGATTTCTTCACTACCCCATTCTAGAATGTTTTCACTGGTATCACAGTATACCATGAACTTCCGTTCCCACAGAGAGCGGTAGACGATGTTGCGTGGATTGCCCTTATACTTTTTAGGGTTTGCTGGTGTATATCGACCTTTGTATGCCATTTGTTATAAATAATTTAAAGTATATAAGGATATTTAGACATGGCCCTTAGAGACGCATTCGTAAACATAGCACAAGGTGCCGCAACGGCCGCAGTAAACAGAGCAGTGTCATCGACAGTTCAAGGGATTGCATCGGGACTTAGAGGGACAAATCCCACAAATGCCACTAGCGCTTTAGACTCAGTTATTCGAAGCACAGACACCATACTATCTTATCCAGAGGACGTATCTGTTGATGAGCAACAGGGACATTACGTTCTTTTTGCATTTAGAAAATTACAGCCTGGCAATTTAAAACCACCTAAGAAAACAAATCAAGAAAATCTAAAGAAAATCGAGGATGACTTTGATGATGATCTTGAAGCTGCAGTTCAAGGTGGTAGTCAAATTAGAGTTATC